CTCACGGGGTTTCCCCCCCCGGGCCCGAAAAGTGCCAAAACGCTCTGATGGCATCCCGGCGCCGTAGCGTTGCGCCCGATGCGGATCTATTGCGCCCGAGTTCGGCCCGATCGCTGGCACCGATAGCGCCGTGCCGAAACTCCCGACCGTGATCGGCGAGCTCGGCGGCGCCATCCGCCGGGGCAAGGCCGAGGGCCGGCTCGGCGCCGAGCATCGCCTCGACGTCGCTCGGGCCCGGCTCCTCGCCGCCATGCTCACCGACGAGGCGACGCCGCGCTCGGCGATCGCCGCGCTCGATCGCCGCCTCGATGTGATCCTCGGCCGCCTCGGGTTCGTCTCCGAGGCGACGGGCCCGAGCGAGCTCGACGAGTGGCTCGCCGCACTCGGCGCCGAGGAGGAGGCCGACGAGCTCCTCGAGCTCGAGGAGCCCGGCCCGGCCGAGAGCTCCGCACACGATCGCCCGAGAGGCGATGAACCCGAGGGGCCCGGTAGGTAGTGCCAGAGAGCGAGCAGGGCAAACGTGATCGCGCCGGCGCACGCGCCGCGCCGGGGCACCGGGCCGACTGAGGGCCCGAGGGCGGCCGCCATCGCCCGGCGGGCTCTCGGCGCCGATCACGAGCTCCTACCGTGGCAGCGCCTCGTGCTCAACCGCGGGCTAGAGCGCGCCGGCGGGCGCTGGAGATGGCGGACCGTCGTCGTCACCGTGGCGCGTCAGAACGGCAAGAGTGCGCTTATGCGGGCACTCATCACGCACCGGCTCCTCGGGCGCCGGGGCGAGACGGTCGGCGCGCTCTCCCATCTCCGCAGTGTTGGGCGCGAGACGCTGTTCGATCCGGTCACGTCGGCGCTCACGAGCCGGGCCGTGCGCGATCTGTTCGACTCGCACGCGATCCGCGCCAACGGTCAGGAGTCGCTCACGCTAGGCGCCACGGGCGGGCGCCTCGTCATGCCGAGCGCCTCTGAAAAGGGCGGGCACGGGTACTCGCTCGATCTGGCAATTATCGACGAGGCATGGGCGATGCGCGATTACCGGGTGCCACAGGCGATCACGCCAACACAGATCGCCCGGCCCGATCCGCAATTGTGGATCGTGTCGACGGCGGGCACGGCCGAGTCTCTGTGGCTCCGAGAGCTCGTCGAGGCGGGCCGGGCCGGCGGGGCGGATCGTCTGGCGCTGTTCGAATGGTCCGCGCCCGACGAGCTCGACGCGGCCGACGTCGACGCGTGGGCGGCGGCGAACCCGGCGCTGGGCGAGACGATCGGGATCGACGAGCTCGCGCACGCGTGGGCGACGTCGACGAGCGCGGAGAGCCGGAGCGAGTTCGAACGGGCGCACCTGAACCGCTGGACGGCGGGCATGGAGGCGATCATCCCGGCCGAGGCGTGGCGGGCGTGTCTCGCGCCCGAGCTCGCCATCGGGCCCGAGCTCGTGTTCGGGTTCGACGTCGCGCTCGATCGCTCCCGCGCCTCGATCGTCGCCGCCGGCGTCGTGGGCGAGCGGGTGCTCGTCGAGCTCGTGGCGTCCCGGCCCGGCGTCGAGTGGCTCGGCGAGGCTCTGGCGGCCCTGCAGGAGCGATGGGCGCCGGCGGCGATCGTGGGGAACGAGACGGGCCCGGCCCGCTCGATCGTCGAGGAGCTCCGAGACGGCGGCCAGAGCGTCGAGCCTTACGGCGCCGGCGCCTATGTGGCGGCGTGTCAAGTGTTCTACGACCTAGTGATCGAGAGCCGGCTCGCGCACCGCGGGCAGGACGAGCTCGACGAGGCGGCGCGGGCGGTCGGCCGCCGGCGCTCGGGCGACTCGTGGGCGTTCGGGCGGGCCGTGAGTGCGGCCGAGATCTCGCCGATCATCGCCGCCGCGCTGGCCGCGCACCGGGTGAGCCGGCCGAGGATCGTGCCGAGGCTCATCCTCGGCGAGTGAGCATCCGCCGGGATCGCGGATCCGCGCCGTAGCCTCTCGCGCGTGCTAGGGCGGCGAAAGAGCCATCGAGGGGCCGAGATCTCGGCCGGCGTCGACGAGCAACGCGCCGCCGCGCTCGGGCTCCCGAGCGAGCTCACCGGGCTACCGATCGGCACCGGCGACGAGATGCCCGTCACGATCGACGAGGCGCTCTCGACGTCGGCGATCTGCGGGGCTCTCAACGTGATCGCCGGCCGCGGCTCGACGCTCCCGTTACAGCGGTGGAGAGGGCCCGACGAGCTCGCGGCCGGCTCTCTCCTCGCACATCCCGAGGCGGATTCGAACATCCCACTCACGGTGACGATCTGGCACACGCTCGCCGATATGTGCCTAGCCGGCGCCGGGTACTGGCGGGTACTCGTGCGCGATTTCGCCGGGTTCCCGCTCGTGATCCGCCGGCTCACGCCGACTCAATGCATGCCGCGTACCGAATACATCCCCGGGATCGGGCTCGTCGTGCTCTCGTGGATCGTCGACGGGATCGAGTTCGCCGAGCGCGAGGTGATCGCGTTCAGCGGCCCGAATCCGCGCGGGTGGCTCGTCGACGGCGCCCGGGCGATCCGCACCGCGATGGCGCTGGAGCGGGCATCCAAACACTACGCGGAAGAGCCGCTCCCAACGATCGTGCTGAAGAACACGAGCGGGGCGGATCTCCCCGAGGCGAAGGTCGCCGCCATCCTCGACGCGTGGAAGGCGTCACGGGGCAAGCGAACGACGGCCTACGTGAACAGCGCGCTTGACGTCGATCACGTGGGATTCTCCGCCGTCGATCTCCAACTCACCGAGGGGCGTCAACAAGCCGTGTTAGAGATCGCCCGGGTTACCGGCGTTCCGCACGGGCTCCTCGCCGCCTCGCCACAAGGGGCGACGCTCACGTACCGCAACATCGAGGGCGAAAGTCAACAGGCGCTCCAAGCGATGGCGCCGTACCTGGTGGCGATCGAGCAGCGGCTCTCCGCCGATGACGTCGTGCCACACGGCCAATCGGTGCGGTTCGATCTCACAGAGCTCATGCGCCCGGCCACGAGTGATCTCGTGACGATGATTCAGACGCTCTATCCGCTCGGGCTCCTCACCGTTGACGAGTCGCGCTCGCTGCTCGGGTTCACGGCATCGCCGCCCGAGCTCCCGCCACAAGCGACGCCGACGCCGCCGGCGCCGAGCTCGCTCGCGCCCGCACCCGCACCCGCTCCCGTACCGGCCCGCTCGGGGCCCGTCCCGTGATGACGACAACGCAAACGATCGTGTTACTCGTCGAGGTCGGCGTGCTCGCCGGCGTGGCACTGTTGACCTGGCTCGGCATCGGGCGGCGCTCGTGAGAGTCTCGCCCGATCAGTTGCGACTCGGCGAGGGCGACGGCGGGCCCGCGCTCGGCTCGATCTGGGCGGCGGCGCCGCTCGCCGGCGTCGACGAGGGCCGGCGCACGATCTCGGGGCTCGTCGTGCCCTGGGATAGCCCGGCCCGGGTGAACGGCGCCGACTTTCCGCTCCGTTTCATCCGCGGCTCGATCCTCGTCGACTCGGGCGCCCGATTGCTCGGGTTCCATGATCGAGCCCGGCCGCTCGGCGTCCCGACCGAGTGGAAAGACACGCCGGGCGGATTGCGCGCCTCTTTCAAAATTGCGCGCACGAGGGCCGGTGACGAGGCGCTCTCGATGGCAAGCGACGGGATCCTCGACGGGCTCTCGATCGGGGCGGAGCTCGTCACCGTCGAGGAGCACGGCGGCGAGATCGTCGTCGGCGCCGCACTCGCTCGCGAGGTTTCTCTCGTGACTCTCCCGGCGTGGGCGACCGCGCGCGTCGGCTCATAGGAAGGCAGGGCAGGAATGCGACACAACGGGCACACCGGAACGATTACCGCCGAGACGTATCGGCCCGAGCGAGTCGACGAGCACGGCGCGCCCGATCTCGTGACGGGCGACGCTCCGCCGACGCCGCCGGCGAGCTCGCCGCCCGCGCCGCCCGAGCCGCCGACGCCACCGGCGCCCGAGCCGCCGGCGCCTCCTCCTCCCGCGACTGCGGCCGCTCCTCCCGCACCCGCCGAGCCGGCCGCGGCCGCGGGGCTGACAACGGCCGAGATCCTCGCCGCGCTCGGCGAGTCGGTCGGGCGTGGCGGCGTCGTGTCGATCGGGCGCGAACCGTCGCCGTACGTCGAGGGCGGCGGCGTCAGTCAGCGGCGCGGGTTCTTTGCCGATCTCTACGCCGCGGGCACGAGGGGCGACGTCGAGGCGGGCCGGCGGGCCGCGCAATTCCAGAGCCAACTCCGCGACTACATCGCGGCGGCGGCGAACGACTCGACGAGCGCCGCCGGGATCATCCCGCCGGGGTGGGGCGGCGCGTGGTACGTCGATCAGATCGCGCAGATGCGCCCGGGCGTGAGCGCGTTCTCCTCGGCGAGCATCACCGATAATCGGCCGATCCCAGTGCCGAAATTCAAGGACACGGCGCCGCCGTCGCTCGTCGGCGATCACGTCGAGGGCCAACCGGACGCGGCCGGCGTCGTGAATTTCGATCAGGTCACGGTCACGCCGAGGGCGAAGAGCGGGCGGGCCGAGGTTTCGCGCGAGCTCCTCGACGCATCGCCCGCACTCGCCGACCGTGTGATCGCCACGGCGCTACAGGAGTCCTACTCACAGAGCACAGAGTCGACGATGGCGGGGGTGCTCGCCGCCGGGGCGACGGCGGGCCCGGCCGGCGGGGCAACCGCGGTCGCCGCCGAGCAAGCGATCCGCGCCGCGCTCGGCACGCTCCCGGGGACGCGGTTCGCGCCCGGGCGGGTGATCCTCCCGAGCTCGCACGTGTGGGCGGCGCTCGTCGGGGCCGATGGCACGGACGGGCGGCCGCTCTTCCCGTATCTGCTCAACGGGCCGACGAACGCGGCCGGCACGACGGCGGCGGCGTACGCGACGGGCTCGATCGCCGGCGTCGAGACGCGGCCGGCGTGGGCGCTCGATGCCGGGCAGATCATTATCGGGGCCGGCCCGGCCGATGCCATGAGTTTCGAGAGCTCGCTCCTAGAGTTCCGGTTCGCCGAGAAGAGCGGGCCCGAGCTCGTCGAGTTCAACGTGTGGGGCTATTTCGCCGCGGTCGTGTTACAGGCACGCGGCGTGATCCTCATCACGTCAACGGTCGCGGGGGCCGACGCCGGCGAGATGGTGGCGCCCGGCAACGGCAACGGCGCCCGTGAGGGCAACGGCGGCGAGCGTAAGAGCTCGGGCAAGTAGGGCGGGCGGGCTAGGCGCTCATGCCGACCGGGCCCGTCGAGGTCGCCGAGGTGCGCGCGCGGCTGGGCGGCGCACCATCGGCGACCGACGAGCAACTCGCCGAGGCGCTCGACGTCGCGCTCGCGCATGTCGTGCCGATCCTCGATCCCGAGTGGCACGATCCGAGCGGCGAGGGTACGGGGGTGCCCTGGCCGGCCGATCTTCACGACGGCATCCTCCTCGGCGCCGTGCTCACGTATCGCAACATGGAGAGCCCGACGCCGGCGGCCGCCGTCGAGGGCGGCGCGCCGATCGTCCCGCCGATCGCGTGGGATCGCTGGACGCGTCAACGCCTCGGGGCGTATCTCGCCGGCGGCGTGTGGGCGCAGTGAGCAGCTATCTCAGCGAGGAGCGGGCGAAACTCGCGGCGGCGCTCGCCGGCGCCGATTTCACGACGGCGCCGAATGTCGACGCGATCAAGGCACTCCCGGCGCTCGTCGTCGAGGCGTCGCGCGCCTCGTGGCTCGATGGCGCCGTCGAGAGCGGGCCCGGCCGGGTGGTGCGCTACTCGATCGAGGCACTCGTGCTGGTCAATGCGATCGAGCCGATCGGCGCGCTCGATGACCTAGAGGATCACGTCGAGCTCGTGCTCGGCCGGCTCCCGCGACACTGGCGCTTCGATCGAGCCGAGGCGCCCGTGCCCGAGCGGCCGCCGGGCGGCGAGATCACGGCGCTCCGTTCCACGCTCACGCTCTCGACGCGCTACTCGATCACCTAACAGGAAGGGACAACGATGGCCAACGCAGTAATACTCATGCCGGCCGAGTTCACGGTCACGATCGGCGAGATCTCGTGCGAGTGTCAAGTGAGCGAGGCGACCGTCAAGTTCGACACGACGACGGCGACGATCAAAACACTCTGCGCCGAGAGCGAGCTCACGACGGCCGAAAAGGGGACGCTTACCCTCGCCGGGTATCAGGATTTCACCGAGGCCGAAGGGCTCTGCAATTTTCTGTGGCAGAACGCGCTAAAGGTGGCGGCGTTCGTCATCACGGGCGCCGATGCGAGCGGCAACACGGCCGAGCTCACGGGCAGTATGCAAGTACGGCGGCCGCCGTTCGGGCCGACCGCCGACGATGCGGCGAAATTCTCGATCGACATCCCGGTAATCGGGATTCCCGAGCTCGTCGTGACACCGGCCGGGCCGTGAGCTCGTGGCGGCCGAGATCAAGGTCACGGGCGGGCCCGAGCTCCACCGATCACTGCGCGCCCTGAGCGGCGATCTGGAGGATCTCTCGCCGATCAATGGCGACGTCGCGCGGGATCTCGTGGCGGCCGTGAGCGCCCGGGCGCCGCGGGCGTCGGGCCGGCTCGCGAGTTCGTTTCAGGCGAGCGGCTCACGGGAGAAGGCGACGGCGAGCTCGGCGCTGGTCTATGCGCCCATACAGGAGTACGGCTCGGCCGGGCACAATATCCGCGGCCAGCACTACGCGGAGGCGGCGCTCGCGAGCTCGGCGCCGGGCGCCGAGGCGAAATATCGCCACGGGATCGAGCAACTAATCCGAAAGGCCGAAACATGACGATGACGAACGGGCTCGGGCCCGGGCCCGACGAGATCCCGCCGGCGCTCGCCGCCATCTCGCTCGACGCACTGGCGGAGATGGAGGCGCGCACGGGGCGCCCGTTCGGCAAGGTGATCGAGGAGCTCGCCTCGGGCGAGTTCTCAATCGCCACCATGCGCGAGCTCGTGCGCCTCGTCGAACCCGATCGGGAGCTCGCGACGCTCGGCGAGCTCATGGCGGCGGCGGCCGAGCTCCTCCCAAAAGGTCAGAGCCCGGGACAAGCGTGATCGAGATCCGAGTCCGGCTCGCGCGGGTGTGGGGCTGCTCGCCCGTCGCGCTGCGGGGGCTCACGCTCGGCGAGCTCGTGGCGATGGGCGCGGTGCTCGACGCCGAGAGGCGGGCGCGCTAGGTGGCGACGAGTCTCACGATCGAGATCCTCACCGACGCGGCGAAGGCCGTGCAGGGGATTAACTCGATCGACAAGAAAACACAAACGCTCGGCCAGACGATGAAGGGGATCGGCGGCGCCGTCGCCGGCGCATTCTCGACGAAAGAGATCATCGGGTGGGCGCAAACCGCGCTTGATGCCGGGATGCAACTCAAAGGAGCGATGAAGAATGTAAATCTCGTGTTCGGCGACTCGGCCGATGGCGTCAAGGCGTGGGGCGAGGCGGCGGCGGCGGCGTTCGGCATGACGGCGAGCGAGGCCGATTCGGCGGCGGCGAAACTCGGCGTGGCGCTCACCGGATTCGGCATGAGTCAAGACGAGGCGGCGAGCGCGTCAGAGCGACTCGTGCAACGCTCGGCCGAGATGGGCAAGGTGCTTGGCGTCGATACCGCCGAGGTTCTCGCACGCGTCGAGGCGGCGATGCGCGGCCGTACCGCGGGTCTGAAAGATTACGGCGTGCAGGTGGACAAGGGTTCGGATGCGACGGCGATCCTTAATGGATTTCTCGATCAGACGTCGCAGTATTCGGGGCGAGCGGATACGACGATGGGCGAGTTCCACGCCACGATGGGAAACCTGACAGAGCAGATCGGGCTCGCGCTCCTCCCGGTGCTCAATACGCTTATGCCGATCCTGCAGGGGCTCGCCAACTGGGCGACACAAAACAAAACGGCGTTCACGCTCATTGTGATAATCGTCGGCGCGCTCGCGCTCGCGTTCTCCGTCGCCGCCACGGCGGCGGGAATCATGGCGGTTGCGACATGGGCGACGCTCTGGCCGGTTCTCGCCGTCGTCGGCGGGATCGTGGCGCTCATCGCGATCGTGATCCTGATTATCAAGTACTGGAGCACGCTCGTCGGATGGTTTCACACCGCGGTGGGCGCCGTGCAGGGTGTGATCGACAAACTCGGCCCGCTGATATTTCTGTTCGGCCCGCTCGGCATCGCCATCGGCACGATCGAGAATTTCGGCAAGGCGTGGGATGCGGTACACAAGGCCGTGAGTGCGGTGCTCGACGTCATCAAACGCGTCGTCGATGCGGTCGGCGGGGCGGCGAGCAAGATCGGCGATTTTCTCTCCCATATCCCGCACATTCCCGGGCTCAATATCCCGGGCGTCACGAGTGCGGCGGCCGGGCCGAGTGCGACGGCGAGCGCCACGGCGGCGCCGGTTGTCTTTGCGCCACAGATCACGCTTACCGGCGACGTCGGCGATCCGATGCTCGCCGGCCGGCGGATCGTCGCCGCGCTGGAGGCGTGGACGGCGGCGAACGGACGGCGCCGCGTCGCCGCGCTCGTGGCACCATGACGCGCCCGGCGGATCTCGCGGCGTGCTGGTGGGCAGAGCTCGCCGAGCTCGTCGTCGAGCTCGGGCCCGTGGGCTCGTGGACACCCGAGGGGCCCGAGTGGGGCGTCGCCGCGTGGGGCTCGGGTCAATGGGGCTCGGGCTATCTCTCGCCGGCGTCGTGGCACGACGTCACGGCGCAGATCGTCACGTTCGACACCGACACCGGGCGTAACGGGGTGAGCGATCCCGGCGAGATCGGCACGGCGAGCCTCACGCTCTACGATCCCGAGGGCGAGTTCGGCATCGCCGGCGCCGAGAGAGAGCGGATCGGCGATCTGCTCCGCGCCCGGGTAAAACACGTCGCCTCGGCGACCTGGCGCGGGATCTTCTATGGCAAGGTCACCGAGGCGACGGCCGACGAGTCGCTCGCGATGCCGACGATCACGATCAAGGGGATCGACATGCTCGGCGCCGTGCTCTCAACCGATGACGTCGAGCCGCTCGGCTCCCAGAGCGTGCGCGAGCGCCTCGACGAGCTCCTCGATCGGGCGCAATTCCCGGCGACGATGCGGGCGCTCGACGTCGACGCGACTCGGCTCCTCGCCATCGACAAGGCCGGCAACCGGATCGACGCCGCCCGGGGTGCGGTGGCGAGTTCGGTCGGGGGGACGATGTTCGCCGTAGGGGATGGGACGATCCGTTACGAGCACGGGGCGACGAATATCGCGCCCGACGCCGTGGCGGCCTATCAGATCGGCACGGTCGCCGGCGCCGTGTGCCCGAGCGCGCTCACGCTCGGCGAGAAGAGCGCCCGAGTGGTCAACCTTTACGACTGGTCAACGGCGGATCGCGACGCTCCGCTCCGCTCGACGCTCGGCGAGCCGGGCTCGATGCATCACTACGGGCGCCTCTCCAGTGTGCGGACCGATCTGCTGAACACCAATCAACCCGAGCTCGACGAGCTCGTCCGCTCTCAACTCTCGCTCACGGCGTGGGATGCCGAGTCCGTCGAGTCGTGCGAGATCACGGTCGCCGACGAGGCGAGCGCGGCGCTCGTGCTCTCCCAGATCGGCGAGCTCGCCGAGTTCACTTATACCGGCGCCGATCCCTGGCACGCGCTCCAGATCATCGGAAAATATGGGCATCACGTCTCGGCCGACGCGTGGACCATCCAACTCGGCGCTTATCCGCCGATCGTCGGGGCGCTCTGGGGCTCGGGGCGCTGGGGCGTATCCGCGTGGGCGGACTGAGGAGAGAGGAGACTCGCGGCGATGGCGACTAATCCCGACCGACCGCAATATCAGGACATAATCGACGAGGCATGGGGGCAGAGCGTCGCCGATCACGTGATCCGGCGTTATCGCGACGCGGCCGAGCGCGATGCGGATCTCGCCGGGATCTCGCCGGCGGATCTCGCCGGGCAGGTCGTGGCGATCGTCGATCCCGCCGGCGTCCCGTTCCTAGAACAGCACGACGGGGCGGCGTGGATCTCGACGGTCCCGGCGCCGTACCGTCAGCCGTACCAGCGTGACGCCGATGTGCCATCGGGCAGCACTGCCGGCGTGGCGCCGCCGTCGTCGCCGTATCACACGCAGAGCGCCGGCGCCTATCCGATCTCACTTATGACGTTCACCCGAGATTGCATGTTTGTCGCGCACTGGCACGCCACGGGTGCGAGCGGCGGCACGTATCTCTCGCTGAACAACGAAATCTACAGCCCGAATCAAGACTGGGGCGGCAACTGGCATCATCGCGGCATGTTCTCCAAAGCGATGCGGGCGAGCGAGACGGTTGATATCTATTTCATCGAGCGGACGGGCGCGGCGATCCGCTCTCACTTTGATTTCACCTATACCGCCGCGCCCTACGGGATCGGCGGCACATGACGCCGCCCGAGCCCGATCTGCCCGAGCGCGAGTGGTCACGCTGGCCGCCTCCCGAGCCCGAGCCGCCGTTCGAACCGTCCGAACCGTGGGCGTCGTGGATCGACGAGGAGCGAGACGAGAAGGAGGGACGTCGTGACACTTAGCCGCGTGCCGATCCCGTCGCCGAACTATTCGAGCCGCGGCGGCTCCCGGGTGCGCCTCGTCGTGCTCCACACGGCCGAGGGCGCGCTCACGTATCAGTCGCTCGGCAGTTTCTTTGCGAATCCCGCCTCGGGCGTGAGCTCGCACGTCGGCATCGACGATACGGCCGGCGTCGTCGGCGAGTACGTTCCGCCGGGATATAAGGCGTGGACACAAGGCAACGCGAATCCGGTCGCCGTCGCCGCCGAGCTCTGCGCATTCGCCGAGTGGGACGGCGCCACGTGGGACCGTCACCCGGCGCTATTGCTCAACGCGGCGCAGTGGGTCGCCGAGGAGTGCGCGCGGTTCTCGATCCCGATCCGCGCGCTCACCGCGGCCGAGGCACAAGGCGGCGCGGCCGGCGTGTGTCAGCACGTCGAGCTCGGCTCGTGGGGCGGCAATCACTGGGACTGCGGGCCGGGGTTCCCGATGGCAGACGTCATCGCACAAGCGGCACGGGGCGGCGCGCCGGCGCCGGCGCCGAGACGGAAGGGACGAAACATGATTACGAGCACGAGCACTGGGAACGGGTACTGGACGGTTGAGGCGGACGGCGCGGTCTACGCGTTCGGCGATGCGCAATTTCTCGGCGGCGCCAACTCGCCTGACATCGTGGCGACCGAGATCGTCGGGATCGCCGGGCACGGCACCGACGGCTATTGGCTCCTCGACGATTCGGGCGCTATCTACGCGTTCGGCTCGGCGCAGTATTACGGGCGCGGCGATCGGTAGAGCTCGTGGGGCTCACGTCGGCCGAGTGGCTCCTGCTCGGCGTCGGGCTCGGCACGCTCTCGGCGGCCGTGAGCGCGTTGCTCTGGCGGGTGTTCGGCCGAGGGCGCGATCGAGACTGAACGCGACGAGGCGCCCGGGGTGTCGGAACCCGGGCGCCTCGTGCTCTCCCTGGTGTGAGCGGGAGAGGGGCGAGCTCACTCGCCGATTGCATTGTCAGACACAAGCGGGCGAGCGGCTCACCGGCTGAGAGTCTTACCGACGGCGAGCGCCGCGGCGCGCTTGGCGTCGTCGAGGGCGTGGGCGTAGGTAGAGAGCAGGACGGCGGGCCCGTGCCCGAGATGCTCGGCCATCGCCACGACGTCGACGCCGGCGGCGATCCCCTGAGTCGCGAAATAGTGGCGGAGCCCGTGGGGATGGCACACGTCGGCCGGGAGCCCGGCGGCGTCGGCGATCGCCCGCGGGTGTTTGCTCACGTAGTCGGGCCGGAACGGCACCGAGCCATCGGGCCATTCGTCGGGCCCGAAGATGAACCCGCGCCGATCGAGCTCGACGCCGGCGAGCAGACAGAGCGCCTCGCGCCGGGCGCGGTGCGCCATGAGTTCGGCGACGCACTCGGGCCCGAGGGCGATCGTGCGGGCCTTGCGGCTCTTCGTCGGTCCTTCCCGGTAGCTCTCACCTTTGGGGCTCGTGAGGGCCCGGGCGATCGTGAGCGTCGAGCTCGCCTCGTCGACGTCGGACCAACGCAGCGCGCAGAGCTCGCCACGGCGGGCACCGGTGAGGGCGGCGAGGCGGAGCAGGGCACCGAGGGTCGGGTGCTCGCGCTCGACGGCGTCGAGGTAGCGGCGGGCGAGCTCGGGCTCGGGGGCGGCGCCCGAGGCGGCGGGCAGGGCCGGCGGCCGGGCCGACAGGGCGACGTTCCGCCCGAGCTCGTCCCGGCGCACGGCGAGGGCGAGGGCGGCCGCGATCATCTTGTGCCACGCACGCACGGCCGAGCTCCCGAATCCGGCCCGGTAGAGCTCGGCATAGAGGTGATCGAGCTCGATCGCGGTCACGTCCGCGGCCAGGGTACGGCCGAGATCGGTCGCATCGAGGCGGGCGATCTTGCGGCGGAGCTCGCGGACGTAGCTCTCGGCCCGGCCGAGGCGCTCCCGATCGTCGGCGTACTCGGCGCAGAGGGCGGCCAGCGTGGCGGCCGCCGGGCCCGGGCGCTCCTCGACGTCGAGCTCGGCGCGGAGCTCCAGCAGGAGGGCGATCGCGTCGTCATGGTCGCCACGGCACACGCGGACGAGGCGCCGGCGATCGCCGGCCGAGCCGGCCGAGGCGACAACGCGCCATCCGCCGCGGGGGTGCTCTGTGATCCCGGGCACGGCGGCACGGGGCCGGCGGCGGCGTCGGGCTGGGCTGGTGGGGTTGCTCGTGTCTGACATGGAGGCAAATCTACCAGATGGCACACGCCGGGCACACGCTCGATCGGCGGGGGGGCGGATTCTCCCTGGTCAGAGTGGAGGCGACGGGATTCGAACCCGCGAACCTCCTGACTGCCAGACACGAGCGAAAAGGCTCCCGGGCAGGTCCGGCACGGTTTCGCCCTGTTCAGCGGGGATCGGGTGACCAGGGGCGGAGTACGGCGTGTGCCCTGATATGGCACACGCGTGGCACACGCGGGCACACGGCCCGGCGGCACCGGCCGGCCCGGCGGGCTCGTGACCTGGCTGATCCGCGGGGCGCTGGACGCGATCACCCGATCGGGCTACAGATAGACACGAGGGCAACCCGACCCCGCGGGGGCCCAACGGAGAGAGGGGGCTCGATGACACGAGCCGCCACGCACGGGGCCCGGCTACGGGCCGAGGCCGAGCGCCAGGGGCTCACGGGCCGAGAGCTCGCCGCCCGTATGGGCGTGAGCGATAGCGCCGTCTCGCGCTGGTACTCGGGTCGCCGCGGCATCGCCATCGAGCACCAGATCGCCGCCGCCGAGGCGCTCGGCGTCCCGCTGCTCTCGCTCTTCCCGCCCATGACGCGCGCCGGCGAGCGTGTGGCATGAGTGCCACCCGGCGAGCGGGGGGGGGGGGGGGGGGCCAACCGCCGCCCCCCGGGCGCGCGGGGGGCGGCTGCGGCCCCCCCGGGCGGGGGGGGGGGGGGGGGGGCGAACCGGCGACACGCGGGCTCTCGTGGGGCGCCCGTGAGCTCGGCGTCGGCGTCGACTACGCGCGCCGTCTCGCCGCGGCCGGGCAATTTCCCGGGGCCTTTCGCGCCGGCCCGCACTGGCGTGTCGCCGTCGCCGTCTTTCGTCGTGAGATCGAGCGCCGCGGCGAGCGTCACGTCGACATAATCGACGGCCGGGGCCGGCCGATCGCCGAGCAATTGCGGCTCATCACGGCCGACGCGCCGACGATCCCGATCGCCGCCGATTCGCCGAGCGGGGCAATTCTTTCCACAGATAGGGATAAATCCCTATCTGTATTAGGGCCTGTGGATACTGGGGATATCCCCGCCAAACCGTGCCAAACAGTGCCGGACGCGCGAACAGGTGCCAACTCGCGCCGAAAGTTCTCCACACCACGCGGGGGAGAACGCGACTCGTGAGACGCGATGCGCTCACGCCGGCCGAGATCCGCGCCATCCGTCGCACGCTCTCGCATGCGACTCGATGGCGGGCTCTCCCGTCGCCGATCATCTCCGTCCGTGGCTCTCGCCGGCTCCGAGCGCCGACGAGGCGGCTCTATGTGTGCGTGGCCGAGGGGTGCGGCACCGTGTGGGCGAACGGCGGCGCGGCGGATCTCCACGCGATGGAGTGCCACCCGTGGGGCGTGCGCCTCGATCTCGACGGGGTGCTCGATCGATGAAACCGGCCGAGCCTCCGCGTTGCGGTCGCCGCGGCCGGTCACGGCGCGGGTTGGTGCACTGGTGCGTGAATCGCCGAGGGCATCCCGGCCGGTGCCAGTCACTCGACGGATGGCGGTTCCGGTCGTGAGCGAGCGCCTCGACGAGATCGCCGATCGGCTAGAGGCCGAGTGGTACGCGGCGCGGCCGCCGAAACGGCACGGAGAGCCGGCCCGGGCTCCCGCTCTGGCGCCCGAGGAGCCCGGCGCTCCGCTCGTGCCCGAGGAGGAGCTCGACGGCGCAGAGAGCCACACAGAGGCCGAGAGCGAGAGCGACGCCGAGCTCGCCGCCGATATCGCCGAATGTCGCCGGCTCCTGAGCGAGGCCGCGGCTCGCCACGAGGCCGCGCAGTGAGCAGTTACCGGGGTGCGACTCGCGACTCGATCGCCGGCCGGCGCATGCTCGCCGTAGTCGAGGCACGGCAGGGCCCACGAGGCGAGGGCCCGTGTGCCTGGCCGCGATGCTCGGCGCCGTGGGAGCAGGTAGATCACATCGAGAGCCGGGCCGATCATCCCGAGCTCGCCGACGAGCCCGACAACTGGCAGGGGCTCTGCGCAGATCACAACGCGGCCAAGGGCCGAGGCGCCATGCCGAGGCGCCCGGCCGGCGGCGGGCAATCCCGGGCGTGGCTCTCGTGATCTCGATCCTCGTCGTGCCCGGGTGGCGCGTGCACGTGAGCGAGGCACGGGCGGCCGAGCTCACGGCGGCCGGGTGGGTGGTGGAGTCGGCCGGGATGCTCGTGCTCACCGTGGACGGCGCCCGGCAACTCCTCGCGCTCGTCGATCCCGCCGCGCTCGGCGCGATCTCCCGGCGGATCGAGGGCGTCGAGTGAGCGCCGACGTTACGATCCGGCTCTATGTGGAGGGCGTACTCGTCGACGAGCAGGCCATCGTGGCCGGCGTCGGCGCCCGTGCTCTGATCGGCGAGCTCGGCGCTCTACACGGGCAGGCGGCGGCGGCCGCCGTCGATGCGGGCCGGCCGTATCTCGTGGAGTTCGTGTTCGCCGATGGGGAGCACGTGCGATGGGGCACCGACGAGCTCGGCATGGTTGAGCCGGTCCCCGTCGAGGATCTCGCCGCGGCGCTCGATCGAGTACTCGGCGGGCGCCGACCGTGAAGCGGGGGGGTGGCTCGCAACCGGGGGGGCAGACGCGCGCCAGGTGCCCGGGGGTAAGCACCCGGGGGTGAGCGCCGGGGGGTGAGCACCCGGGGGTGAGCACCCGGGGGTGAGCACCCGGGGGTGAGCACCGGGGGGTGAGTACCGGGGGGGCACCCGGGCCCGTCGAGTGTGTACGGCGTGGCTCGGGTGCTCCTCGCTCTCGTCGAGTCGAGAGGGATTCGCGATGGCACACTCGCTCGCCTCGCTCGCTGAGCTCGACGATGAAAGAAAATTTCGACGAGCTCGACGAGCTCGACGAGTTCGCACCGATGCGGATCGCCGCGGATCCGCGCTCGCGTTTCGCCGGCGCCGTTTCTTACGACTCGACTCCCCGTGGG